GACGCACGCGCAATCGGCATGGCTTGAGGATCGCAATCGCCGGTCAAAAGCGGAGGAGGGTTAGTGATGCCGTTTGTCGAGGTGTGGGTGGATGAGCTGGATTGTAGCGGACAATGTGAAAACGCGCGCGAACTGCGGCGGCGGCGCGATTACGCGGTTGGTCTCCTGTTCGATGGTCAAGTTAACGCCGCGATAGATGCATTGACGAAAGGTGTTCTGCCGGAAGGCTGGACATGCGGCGATGATCTGCGTGCGAAATACAATGAATGGGCAGCCGGTGAGTTTGCGGGGCTGTCTGGTCCATCCTCGTTGTTAAGCGAGGCACAGGATGACTGAAACAAGAAAGTGCCCCGCCACTCAGGCGTCTGATGATCTGGCTGACGCAATCGTATCGAGCAAGCGAGCCGGATACAGCATGGCTGACTTTCTTCGTGTTGCTGAAACGGTTTGGCCGATGGTCAAAGATTGCGACAAAAAGGAGCTAGATTGATGACGGCTCCACAGGTCAAGCTGATCGATACGCAAGAGCTTGAGCTTTATCCGATCTCGGCCAGTGATCGGCTTGATTCACATTATTTCCTGCAATGGAACCTCAAGCGCTGGCGCGGCAGTGAGTTCCGCAAAACCTGCGATCCCGAGGTGGGCTGGTATGGGTTCCAACTTTTCTGCATTGCCCAGGATGGCTCACCAATCGGCACGCTGCCCTGCGATGACAAACAGCTTGCATTTGATCTCAACCTGCCGCTGGAAAAATGGCAGGCGCTGATCCGGCGCGATGTGACGCCGCTGCATGGCTGGTATCAGGTGCAATGCGACAATGGCGAGGTGCGCTATGCGCATCCCGTTGTCACCGAGGTTGCGGTTGAGGCGCTTGGTTCCAAGAAGCGCAACGCGGCCAAGAACGCTGATGAGCGGATGCGCAAGCGGCTCGGCACGATTGCTCAGAACCTCAAGGTCAGCATCCCTGGCGGCGCTCGCATCGCCCAGAATGAAGAAATGATCAACCGCATCAGCGATTGGATTGAGGGCGCCTATCCAGGGGGCAGCGCCACGGTGAAGCGCATCCAGGAGGCGTGGGAGGCTCTTTCACAGCAGCCCTAGAAAACCGTGCCAATTCTTCCAGCGGAAGTTTTGGAAATTCCTGCGGAAGGTTTTGGGAGGATTTGCGGAAGGTTTTGGAAGTTTCATTTCTGCCGAAAACCGAGCCGCTGAAAGGAAAAGAGAAGAAAATGAAAAAGAAAAGAAAATACCGATCCGCACCAAAAATCAGGCGGTTTGCCTGTGGATAACTTGGGATTTGCTTGAGACAAGATTGGGGGCACGATATGGAAGGCGAAGCGTTAAGAGCAGGCAAGGAACGGGTCAGAGAGAACCTGATACTGCCATTGACCAAAGGCGGCATGATCCGAAAGCGGGGAACGTCCAAGACGGCAGAGGATGAGATGCTCGCCAATCTTGAGGCGCGTCTTGCCTATATGACCGCTGACAACCTCCAGGCATTGGCCGAGGTGCTTGAGCGCTATGCGGGCGGCAAGCACAAGAATGTCTGGCCTGCTGAGGTATCCATCTACAATTGGGCGCGGGCCATCCAGTTCCCGCCTGCCAGTGAGAGCCGCCTGGTGCGGTCCTATCTGCAATCGGCTGCGGGCAGCGCCGCCGAGGTGGGTGGCTATCTGGTGGAACTGTTCTGGTATCTCAAGAAATTCGGAGCGCCCCCGAACAATTACTCCCTGTCTGAGATCAAGCGCGAGGCGGATGACAATCGCAGCGCCCTCGCTCGGATCAAGCGAGAGCAGGAAGTGGGGCGAGCCAGTCAGCGAGAATTGAATTGGGTTGAGCATTACTACCAGACGCAGCGCCGCTGCCTGGATGTGATCAATGCAAAGGGCGAAGGGGTCGCGGCATGAAGTATGAGCGGGTGTTCTTGGTGAACCGGTATGGTGTGGCAATGGCGGTGGACGTGCGCACCTTGGGTGAGCAGGCGCGGATTGATGGGGTCAAGGCGCTTGGGGCTGTGCCAGATGGGTGCAGCCCTGAGATACCCATGGCCCCTGCGCGTGGGCCGGTGCGGGCGTTCACGCCAATGAAGCTCTATCCCAAGGGCGAGGATGAATGGGAACTCAAGCCGTCAGGTCACATTGGGCCGGATGGTCAGCCCATCAAATCGATCCAGCGGGCCGATGCCTTTGATCTCATGACGCGTCGGGCACGGCTGGCGCACAAGGGCAAGAAGGCTGAGTTCATTCCCCCGTTCACGCCTTCCCAGGTCACGATGGGCCGTCACTATCGCAACCTGTGGGAACGGCAAGCCTCAGCCGGTGTGCGTTGTTCCTCGGTGGAGACACTGCGCGGTGGTGGTGCGGGTGGTGCTGGCGGGTTCATTGATGCGGTGCTGCGGGATCGGGATCAGATCAAGCGCATCCGTGGCCGCATTGGTGAAGGCTTTGCCTTAGAAGTGAAGCGCCAGGGCAAGGCGTCCAATCGCAGCGGGATCACAGATCGGCGGCTGGTGGATATGGTTTGCCTTGAAGAGAAAACGCTGGCCGAGGTGCTGCGGGCGCATGGGTGGAGCCGAGGCAGTAAGAACTTGACGCCATTGCAAGAGGCCTTGGCCGAGGCGCTCAATCGTATGATGGGTCCAGTGCGGCGGCAAGCGAGCTACACAACGCACGATCCCGATATGCCGCTTGGGTTCGAGCAATTTGCAGAGGCGGTTTACAAAGGGGCTTGACGCTTAGTACGACTGCGTGCCACTAAATGTGCATCATCAACAAATGCGCTCAACAAATCGTTGGGCGCATTTCTATTTCTGCACATCGGAATTGAGGGCGCTGACATGCTGACAGTTCATGAGGTCCGCAAGCGTGTCGCGGCGTTGAAAAACGTGGGCGAACTCTCCCCTGATGGGCATATGGAAGAGGATGAAATTCGTCAGGACGTCTTGCAGGCAATTGCTGATGGCGCAGAAAACGCGCGTGAACTTGCGGCGGCGGCGCTTGAAACGGCCCGCTATGATTTCCCGCGCTGGTATGAGTGACGTCATCCTTAAATGATCCGTAGGCTCTGTTCCTTTCCAGGATGTGATGAATTCGCAGAGGAAGGGCGGACGCGGTGCGCGGTGCATATGGCAGACAAGAGGCAAGCGGATGCGCAGCGATGGCAGCGCACGCAACGCACACCCGAGATCGCTGCGGCTCGCAAGCTCTACGATACCAGATGGTGGCGGCGGGAAAGCAAAGCGTTCCTTGAGCGCAACCCGCTCTGCAAACACTGTGAAGAACTTGGGCTGGTCACAGCAGCCCGCGAGGTGGATCACATCATCCCGCATCGCGGCAACAAGGAGCTGTTTCGGGATCGGAACAACTGGCAGGCGCTTTGTTCGCCCTGTCATGGTCGCAAGACGGCCAGCGAAACACTGAACAAGTCAGACTGATCGCGCCCCTGTCAGCATAGGGGGGGTGGTCAATTTCTTAGGGGCCCCAGCTGCCGACCGCGCCCACCAGGTGTCTGTTTGCGCGGGTTGAATTGGGGAAAAAAGCCCACTGGTTTTGGGGAAAGGAGTGAATGATGGCGGATGAAAGTTTTAAAACACTCATGTTTCACATGGCACGTGTTCTTGGTATTCTCTCTGGCCGTTTTCGTAACCTTTACATCAAGGCTAAGCGCGCAGGAGTGGTGCCTGTCCAACCGCATGGGGTCAACGCTAAGTTGCTTACCTATCAACAGCGGGTCGCCCTTCTTTACTTCATAGTTTTGGAGAATTTTCCGAAAGAAGAGCGTCCGTTCGTTGTCAGAAACCGCGTGGCAGATTTTGAAACGGCTGGGATTGTTGTTGAGAAATTTGGGGTCGTTTACCGCAAGGTCGCAATCTCTGCTGAGGCTACTCAGTCAATTCTGAGGTTCGGAACAACAGCACAGAAAGGAGGGAATGATGAAAGGTCAGAAACCGAAACTCGATAACGTTATTCCCATGCGCGGGGATACAGGATGGCCAGTGCCGCCTGCGCCCGATCTGCTTTCCGAGGGTGGCAAGAAGGTCTGGGATCGCCTCGCACCCGAGATGATCCGTCGGGGCCGGTTGGAGCCGCATTTTGAGGATTTGTTCGGTGCGGTCTGCGAGGCCGCGAATGACGTGATTGAATTGTCATCCATCATCGCAATGGAGGGGCGCACCTACTCGGTGAAAACAAGAAACGGAATGCAGCAGAAGAAAACTGCTGCGTGGCAAGCGCGGTTGGATGCTCTTGCATCCCTGCGCCAATTGGGGGCCATGTTCGGAATGTCACCTGTGGATGACAAGCGCCTGAGAAATCCGGATCAAGGCGATCTGTTCGACAAGCTGACCGAGCAACTCAATGGAACCCCTTGATCATCCCGTATCGCGCTATGCCTCGGATGTGCTGGATGGAAAGATCGTTGCGGGTGAATTGGTGCGCCTTGCCTGTGAGCGCCATTTCCGCGATCTGGAAACGGGCGCAGATCGTGGCCTGGTGTTTGATTGCCAATCGGCCAGCCGTGTTCTGAACTTTGCCAAGATGATCGCCCACACCAAGGGCGACATGGCGGGCAAGCCACTGACCTTGCAGCCCTGGCAAATGTTCCGGCATGGGTCTGTGTTCGGATGGAAGAAACCACGCGATTTCGTTGATCCGATCACGGGTGAGGTGGAAACCAAGCTGGTGCGCCGATTCCGCTACACCTATCACCAGGTGGCAAAGAAAAACGGCAAAACCACTGATACGGCGGTGCCTGCGCTCTATACGCAGCTATTCGACGGCGAGCAGACGCCTGAGATGTATTGCGCGGCCACCACACGGGATCAGGCGGGGCTGCTGTTCCAGGATTTGCGCCGGATGGTGCAGGCCTCGGTGCTGAACAATACGCTGATGAAAGTTTGGCGCTACCACATCGAAACCCTGCCCACGGGCGGGATAATCAAGTGTCTCAGCCGTGACGGCAACTCAACGGACGGGATCAACCCGCATTTCGCGGCGCGTGATGAGGTCCACCGCTGGACGGATCGGGAGCTGGCCGAGATCGTGGTGAACTCCATGATGGCGCGGCCTCAGCCGATTGATTGGGCGATCACCACGGCGGGCGCGGATCGCGCCTCTATCTGCGGTGAGTTACGCAAGTATGCCGAGGATGTTCTGCGCGGTGACGTGGAGGATGACGCATTCTTTGGCTACGTGGCCGAGCCGCCAGAGGATGCGGATCCAGGCGATCCGAACACCTGGGCGATGGCGAATCCGAATATGGGAATCGCTTTTGACCCTGGCGAGCTACGCACGATCTATGACCGCGCCCGCGCGATCCAGGGGCAAATGCCGAACTTTCGGCGGCTGCACCTCAACCTGTGGACCGAGGGTTCGCAGTCCTGGATTGGCCGTGATGTGTGGGACAAGGGCGGCGAAAAGTTTGACGTTGAGATGCTCTATGGCCGTCCTGCCTGGGCAGCGGTGGACCTGTCGCGCACCACGGATATGACGGCCATTGCCGTGGCGGTGCCTGTTGAGGATCAAGTGTATCTGCTGGTTTACAGCTTTCTGCCCGAGGGTCCGAAAGGGTTCATCACGCGGGCGCAGACTGAGAATCGGTCCTACATCGCGTGGAAAGATGCCAACTGGCTTGAGGTCCACAAAGGCGGCGTGATCGATGAGGATCAGGTGTTTCAGCGCCTGGTGCAGATCAAGGAAACCTTTGACCTGCAAGAGGTGGCCTATGACGAATGGGGCATGAAATACCTCGCTCAGAAACTGAGCCGCCGAGGGTTCCTGATGGTTCCGCATCGGCAAGGGTATGTGTCCATGTCGCCGCCGATGAAACGATTTGAGCAGTTGGTGATTCAGAACCGGCTGCAACATGGCGGCAATCCCGTTCTCGCCTGGGCCGTGGGCAATGTTCATTGCGATATGGACGCGGCGGAGAACATCAAGCCGAATAAGGGCAAAGCCTCGGGCCGGATTGATCCGGCTGTGGCTTCCATCATGGCAGTTGGCCGAGCGGCATCTGCGCAAGAGAAACGCAAAGCGCGGGAGATCATGTTCGTATGAGTTTAATTTCGCGCCTATTGGGGTCAGGTCAGAGCCAAGCCGCGCGGGTAGAGCCGCCGATGGTTGCGGCTGCTAGAGAGACCTCGGGCACATCCAAGCCTGCCGGTTGGCTATCTGATACCGGCTGGGGATCGCAAAGCCGCGTGAAAACGCTGCCGCGCGTCTCGGCAACCATCGCGCAAAAGCACGCAACCGTGACGGCCTGTTGCACCATTCTTGCAGGTGACACCTCAAAGGTTCCTTTGCTGGTCAAGCGTCAAACGCGGCGTGGCGAAGTGGAAGTGATAGAAGATCACCCGTTGAGCTATCTGTTAAATGTGGAATCGAGCGATGGCGTTCCGGCCTCAGTTCTGCGCTTCACGCTGGCCTATGCGTTTACGCTGCGTGGAAACGCCTTTGCGTATGCGCCTCGGGATGGTTCCGGCGAACTGACCATGATCGATCTGATAAAACAGGATCGGCCAACCATTTTGCGCGATGGTCGTGATCG